CGGAGTTCCAATAACTGCAATTCTTCCCTTTTTAGCATCGAGTCCCGGTATCAAAGCCTGTAAAAGCCATCTTAAATTAAATTCCATGGCTTCTGAGGTCTTAGTATTGTTCATATCTTCAGGATCATCCAGTATTACCAGTGTAGGACGCTGATTTCCATGCTTTAATCCAACTACCTGCTGCCCTGTACCCCTACACATAATCATTGTATCGTCTTTTAATACAATTTCAGTCCTTGTCCACTGTCTTGAAGAGTGTTGTCCCCAGTATCCGTATACAGACCGAAGCTCCATGCTGTATTCAAGAGCGTTCTTGATCGTCTGAAGTAGACGAACAGCATGGCCTTCAGTCTTTGAGGAGAGGACGATAAACTTTTGACCCGCATCAGTAAATACATGCCAGAGTGGAAAGACGCATGCAACAAGCGATGACTTGGCATGCCCACGTGGGGCAATGATACTAACCTTTCGGTTCTCTTTATTTACAAGAATGTCTGCTATCTCATGATGAAAAGGAGGTGAATCGATTGAGAACATCGTTGGGAAGCAGATTTTACCGAAAAGAATAATATCGTCTTTAAGTTTTTCTCTAATTTTATCTAGTTTTTCCAAATTCTACCTTTAACATACTTCCTTACCTGATACTTTGTCATCTTTAACGGGCAATCAGGTAAATTCTCAACCATAGTAGCCCTGAAGGGAGCAGCAATAAACCCACAATGTAGATTTCCATCCTGCTCTCCTGCATGCGGGCAGATACTATTATCCTTCTTTGGGCACTTGGAGAACATAATTATCAAAAAATTTACATTTCTTATGAGCAACACAGTTCTTATTGGCAAACTCAGGGTCTTCCCAATTAACAACTTGGTATCCAAACACCTTAAAAAACCCTCCAATGCATTTTCCTGAAGTAAAATTGCAGCAATTCTTCCTTGCCATATCTATATACCATCCTTTTGTATCTTTAGAAGCAGGCTGAGGGCGGATTTTCATCATTCTCTAGACGACTTATTAGATCATCTATGTACCATTTAGCCTTTTCTAGGTCATTCACCGGATTTCCCTTGTATGGACACCTCACGATGTACTTAATAATGTTACCCCTGAACCAATCCATCTGCCATGATGCAATAAAGTCTGTGACTTCAATGCCTTGTGTATAATGTTTTGGGTGACTAACAGGGTCATCTTCACGGTAAAGTGCTTTCATCTTTGGTTTTCTCCTCTATTTTCCTAGATGCGATCAGTTTCTTCTCTTCAGTTTCAATCTTATCCATGATCTGACTGGACATATCGATCTGTAATGTATCGGTAGTAACCTTTCTTGAGGGTTTCATCTCTAACATGTCCACAAAATTCTCTGCTGCACGCAGCATATTGGACACATCCTGTTTGCTTTCGGCAATATCTATTGCTTTTAGCATTGTATCTAGTACGAATCCCTTGCTAACCCCTCTGGATGCAAGGACTTCTTTCATTTTTTCTTCTACCATATTCTTTATCACTCTTTGTTTGAATAATCTTTTAACGGTTGCTTCAGGTATCTTCTGATCTGGTCTATACATATTACCCAGCATTGACCAGTCTGGTTTCTGTCCATTCATCAACTGTTGCACATATGCAGTTACCACATTAGATGTACGCTGCCTTTTAACTTCCCTTTCCTGCCAAGACCTAGGCTTAACCATAGAATATATGCCAACCGCCTTATTTGGCTCATATAGGAGCTTTGAGTTCGGCTGCACCCATTGCACCCCGCATGTAAGCTTTACAAGCGTCTTGGTACGTTTATGAGCGTCTGTATAGGTTTTACGCTCAAGGCACTGGGCTACATACCCGTCATCTGTATATACCCAGTCATCTTTAGTTCCCTCTTGCCAATAAATTGGACTTAAACGTTCTACCGGGTCTTCTCTACTATCGAATACATCGTACTCTTGCATCTGTCCCCCGACTTTACGTTTGATTCTATCCATTACACTCTCTTAGTAATGTATTACTTATATATATATTACAATAGTATGTACGTAAGTCTATATAAAGAAGCTTACATAGTAATGTATTACTTATATATGTATTACTTAAATGCATGGATTAATCCACCATATTGGGTTTAGGGTGTATTTTGCCGTTTATGTGCATCTGAATTATTGAATCTACTATCTTACGCTCTGCCTCATAAAATTCATAATCTTTGAAATATACCTCAAAAGCCTTTTTTACCTCTTCTTCATCTGCTAGCCTGTCTTCAAACTCTCCGGTATTAGGATTGAAAACTTCGTAAACTACTTTTTTTGGCATATGCTAATGTAACACTTTAAGTTGATTCGTGTAAAGTACTAAATATTAACTACTTGAGAGTAATGAAGTTCCTAAAAATTATTTACAGTGTGCGTGGGAGAGGTTTACGTTACCTACCCCGATGCAAATCGGGGGGCGGGTTATCTATTACGTTAGAATTTCCGGTTGAGTTACGTTATGCAATGACTCCTTTGTATGTATTACTTAGTAACTTAACTCAAGGAGGTCATTATCATGACTATAACTATCAACACTACTAAACTATCTAACACTGCTAAGATGACTGGTCGCTTGTTCAAGGCTATAGGCCGTGTAACTGTACGCTCTGCTAAGGGCGTAGTTAAAGCAGTCAAGGATGAAGTTAAATCAAATCCCAGCTCATAACTAATGTAAGGTGTAACACTTCGGTGTTATGCCTTACTTCTTAACTAGGTTAGAAATCAAGGTGCTACGCTCAGTATACCTTACCCACCCAATGTCCACTCGCTACCCCTATGGCTGCGCCATACCCGTAGCAGGAGGGACACTAATACACGCCTTTGTGTGAAAGGAGTAACTAACTCATATGAACCTATCAAAATACATAGACTTCCTCTGTAATCTTGTAATAGTAACATTCTTTACTTTACTTACAGTAGTAATAATCTGGGGAATGTCTACAGTTGTCTGGGTATTATTCTCTGGGCTATAATAATTAGGTGTAACTTATGTTGCACCTTTTTTTGATATATCGTTCACACTCTTTTCAAGGCTGATGATAAGTCGTTATATCAGACTTAAGCAATACAAACAAGTAATACACCCAGATAAGCAGGTGATAGAGCTTAGAAGATGTATAGTTGATTGTATTGCTGAGTCTTTAGACTATAAGCAAAAGATTTAATTGAGAGGTTCTACGGAGATGGTAGATTAAATGTGAATTATTGACCTTTATTTGGTCGCTTCAAACCTCTCTAATATTTGGGATACTCTTGAGTTAAGACACTCCCTTCTGTGACTTTAGAGATACCTCTATCAAAGGTAAATGGTTTTGCCAGTTTATGTGCAAGTATACCATTAGCAGGGTTTAAGAAACCTGTAAGTATCTCTTAAGTCTTTTATTATAAGAGCAAAAAAACGCCTTTATATGTATGTGTTTAATAACTAACTCAAGAGGTAACAATATGATTGATAGAATACTATTCAAGATATATTGTATGATTAGTTGGAGTAGTGTATTCTCTCCGATTAAGCGATTAGTGGCTAAATGGGCTTGTCCATATAATGCTGAAGAACATTTCTGGCACGATGGATGTCCAGTATGTGTTGAAGTATGTCCCGGTTGCAACATTACATATGTGGCTTGGGATGATGCTGATTATGGTGGATGTTGTAGTCCAGAATGTTATCATTACATGGTAAATACATTTGGATAATCAATTAAGGTGTAATGGAGTAATCTGTTACGCCTTTCTTTGATAGGTACAATCATAAAGAAAGTACCAATTAATAAACAGGGAGGTTTATAATGCATCCATCAGGATTTGAAAAAGCAGCAGAGAGAGAAAATGAGATATGGGATTTATCTCACGAGTTTATGGAAAACTGTACTCATTTTGATTTAGCGAAGATGTATACCAATTTATTGCTTGAGAATGGTGATTTAATGGATCGAGTAAAAGAACTAGATGAGTCTGAATCTGAACTCGCTCTTGAGTTAATAGATTTAGAGGCACATGTTCAGGTGCTTAAAGAATCAATCTGGTATAAGATATATAAGTTCTTTAATAAATAACCAATTAAGGTGTAGTAGAGTAATCTGTTACACCTTTTTTTGCTAAAGTTATCATCGTGGTAAGTCGACAACCGTATAACCGCTCAGCGGACTCTGAATATGTTACGATTTCATAGACTAACATAGTTCATACTTGACACTATTTAAGGAACAATTTAGTGAATCATAAGCGGTGAGACTTTAGCAAAAGTATGGCAGATTATATTATCACCGACAACCAAAGTGTAATGTAATGAGAATGAGTGTTAGCCAGATACGCCAAAAGCCGTATAGCGGACAACTCCCGATAGAGGGTAACTGGTCTCATTCTCTGCCAAATATAGAAGTTAGGTATTGCCAGCTAATAAATAAGGAACGATTTATTGGTGACTACCAGTGGCTCTAACTTCTAATTTTTCAAAGGTGTAGGCTTACGCCTACTCAGATTACTATTATCTAACTCCTTTTTGTGATT